CATCCGGCAGCGATCCGGCAGGCTGGTCACTCAGGGCGGCCAGCCGCTGCATCAGGCCGCCGCCAGCAGCGGCAGCAGCCGAACGACGCCGATCCACAGCGATCCGCTGCCGCTGCCCCTCGGTGAAGCCGGCCATCTCCAGCGTGACGTCGCTGTCCGCGGGAAGCACACCGGCCTGGACGAGCTTGACCGTCGCGTCCACCTGGGCCGCGACCGTCGGAGTCGCCGGATTACGCCACACCGTCTCGATACGGCGCGCCTTGTCCGGCGGCTCACCGTGCCGCACCCACAACGCGAGGCGCATCGCCTGCTGCCACGCCGCCCCGAACCGGCGGATCCGCCGCTCCGAGCGCTTCACCAGCTTCGCCTCCGTGGACCGGATCGCATCCGCGGAGGCCGGGTTGTCGGTGGTGTAGCCGAGCATGTGCGGCGGCAGGCCGAACTGCGACGACATGATCCGCGCATACAAGTCGATGATCTTCGTCATGCCAGTCGGGTCATGAGCCGCGAACTGCCCGACATTCGGTACGTTGCCGTCCTCGTCCCGCTCCAGGGCAAGCACGCGACCGATGTACGTCTCCCACGCGCTCTTGGCCGTACCGTCCGCGTCCTGGAACGCCGACTCCGACGCACCGAGGATGTACCGCTGCGGCGCACCGAAGAACTCGGCCGCGACCTCCATGCCCATCAGACGCCGGCACGCCGCGTCCGTGATCGACATGACCTCGGGGGTGATCTCCGACTTACCTACGCGATCCGCCGTCCGCTGCCGGTTCGCCAACCGCACCACCGGCACGACACCCAGGCCGTGCATGTCGCGGTCGACGACCTCCCACCCGCCAGTCTCCGACGGCACGCACATCACCGTCTGATCCGGCAGGTAGAGAACCAGCATCCGCTCCTCGGGCCCGGCCTCGATGTAGCTGTCGGCCGCACACTCGCGCAGCGCCGCCGTCCCCATTCGCAGCCGGGCATCCCACATGAGGGTCATGTCCAGCGGCGACTCCACCGAGATCAGCGGCGGGCAGTCGTCCGTGCCGCAGTCCCCCGAGCCAACCGCCAGATACTCCCGGCCGTACACCAGCGCATCCAGGTGCGCGAGGCTGGACTCGTCGAACAAATCGTTCGCCTCGGCGATCTCCGCCAGCTCGCTCGAGTCCGAACCGTCCGCCCAGCGGAACGCCTCCAAGTCGAGACGCTCCTCCAGGCTCTCGACACCGACCCGCGGCCAGCCGATCACCGTATGCAGGCCCTTCAACTGCGGCGGGATACTGATCCCAAGGTCGCGGACCAACTGCTCGCCGTTGAAGTAGGCGTCCCGCAGCTGCAGCGCCCACCGGTCCCGCAGCATGTCCGCCCGCAACATGTTCACCAGCGCGAGCTCGTCATCCGACAGATACACCAGAGGCAGCTCAGGGATGGAAACGGTCACCGCAGCACCACCACCCGTCCCTTACCGCGCGACTTCGGCCGCTTCCCGTACTGCTTGCTGTTGAGGAGCTTCCGGCGCAGCATCCGAGCGCCCACCATGCACACCGCAAGGTCGATCTTTCGAGCGGATTCGCGGTGCTCCTTGCCGATCGTGATGCCCCACGCGTTCGTGCGGCGCCGGGCGTTCGCCACATGCGTGCGCATCACCTTGTGGCCGTCGTGCGTCAGACGCCGTTCGAGGATGTCCTCACGTGTCCGCTGCACCGCGTCCGTGAACTCCTCCTGATGCCGGGGAGCGCCCATGTCCCAGCGAACGGCGTGCTGCTTCGGGCCTGCGGTGACCGCGTGCAGGACCAGCTTCGAACCGTGCTCCTGCCCCCACTTGTCGAGGTAGGCGTACCAGTAGCGTTCGCCGTCCTCATCCTGGCCAGAGCCCGGATCGCAGAAGAACGCCACCACCTTGTAGGTGTTGAAGGCCCGCTCGACGACGCCGTCTACCTCATCGCGCGGCACAGACCACGGAACGTCGAGGTTCCAGTTCGCCGGCCGTTGCCATACGCCAAGCGTGAAGACGTGGCCGTCCGACATGCGGCAGCCCGCCAGCGCGGTCGCGTCGTCAGACTTGGAGCCGTCGAAGAACATGACGATCTCGTCGCCGTCCGCGACCTCAAGAGCCTCAGCCTTGCAGGCGTCCCACTCGTAGGGCGCCATCCACGCATCCTCAGCCGCAACGATCATGTTGTACCAGAAGCGCCTGGATCGGCTGGGCGGGTTCCTGACGTCGGCAATCGACTTCACAATCCGATCCACGTTCAGCCAGGCGGCGTCACCGCGGATCGACCGGATCACCGCAGGGGCGTCCTCCACCGTCAGCGGCGCCCTCGGTGGAGCCTCCAGCGAGTCGTACAGCAGACCTGAATCCATCACCCGGCCGGCGTCCACGGCTTCCCACGCCTCCCGGTCCCGCTCCGCAACGGAGTCCTGGCCGGGCTCGTAGGCATTCGTGATGCGCAACGTGCGGGCCGCACCATCCGCAGACTTCGTCGCGTTCCGCTCGATCACGTCGGCCATGTCGTGGCCAGAGTTCGACGAGTCCCAGTGGTGCGTCTCATTCAGCAGCACGAACGTCGCTCGCGCACCTTCCAGCGTCGACGGAGACGACGTCACCGCCTGGATCAGTCGGGAGTCGCCCAGGGCGTTGACGGTCTCCTTGCCGACCTGGATGCGGTAGTGCTCCTTCGCCTCCGCAGTGAACAGCGAGGGGAAAAGCCGCATCGTGTTCTTCGTCTGCTCCAAGCTGACCGCGGCCGTCTGCACCCAGGCCTCCGGGCTGTCCGTCGCGATCGGCGTGCCGTCCGAAGCCCAGCCAGCAAAGCGGGACGGGCCGAGCGCCTCGACCGCGCACAGGCAAGCTCCTAGTGGGTCCTTGCCCCAGCCCTTCAGGCGCTGAAGGACACCATCGCGGTAGACAAAGGAACCTGACTCGTCGAGCGCGAACCACCAGAGCAGGAAGCGAGCTTGCTCGTTGGTGAAACGCCACGGCACGCCGCGGGAGTGCTGCAACCAGACCCCGCACCAACCGAGAGCCTCCCAGCCGAGCGTGGCCTCGGGCAGCAACCAAGTCCCATCCGCATTGCGCTGCCAAGTCGGGCCGATCAGCTTCGGCTCCCACTCCAGCTCTGGACGCGGCGCCACCTGCGTCAACCGCTCCCGATACCACCGGATGACCTCGTCGTGCCCATCGTCCTGGCGCTCGACCGAGCGTCTACGCGCCACGGCCCCAACGCGCCATAGCCGCCTGCCGCGCAGACGCAGACGCGTTCCCCTTCGCCGGCTCCTCCTCGTCCGGCAACTTCAGCCAGCCCAACAGTCGGGCTAGGACGCCACGGTGCTGCCGCAGTTCCTGCACCAGCGGTGAGGCGACAGGCTGCCCCATGCTGCCCGTGACCATCAGGTCGGCGTGGACGAGCTCAGCTTCCAGCCGCTCGATCAGATCGATCTCCCGGCAAGCGTCTTCCAGGACACGCAGTTCGTCGATCCGCAGTTCGTAGTTCCCCGCGATCTCTGACCAGACCACCAGGGCCTTCGGTCCGAGACCCTCAGGGGGTTCGATCTTCGATGACATGGCGACCCTCCTGGGGCCTCGAGACGGCCCACCAGGGGCCGAAAAAATACAGCTCAGCCGCACGCTCAAAGTGAGGGGCTAGACGGCCCCGATCTCAGAAGGATCATGGTGGGGGGTATGCCCCCTATGTCCATTTCGCTTTGGATCATGGTCTGATGATCAACATGGCATTGGATCATGCGTCCAGACATGCGCCATGGCGTCCGTCAGATCCGGCTCGACATTGACGATCAACGTGTCGCCTTCGCGAGTCGGCGACTTCGCGGTCATCGTGATCGGTAGGACGACGTCGCACTCGGGACAGTGGACCTGGACCACACCGACCGCTGCCACACCTGCTCCCTCCCAGCCCGCCGGCCCTAGCCGGCCCCGCCTACCCCTGGTCTGCCTGGCGGGTGAGCGCGACTACCGCGTCGACCATGTCCCTGTCGCACTTGCTGCTGTTGCATCCAAGGTGTGCGCTCTGCACGTTGCTCAGTGCGTGAACTCCACCTCGGGAGAGAGGGACGATGTGGTCGACGCTCGGGCTCATCGGGTGCGGCCAAGCGATGCTCTGGTCGATGGGCTTGCGGCAGAGCTGACAGGTCCATCCGTCGCGCGTATACACGTCGAGTGGCGCGAACACCTCATCGGTTTGGGCCTGAGCTATGAGCGCTCGGCGGCGTGCGTCATAGGCTGCGGCCCTCTCCGGGTACAGCTTGCGCCAGTGGCCAACCCTCTGCCGGCGCCTGCGGGATGCCTCTCTCTGAGACTCCGGGTACTGGCTGTGGGGCCAGGCTCCATGCTTGGCGTAGTAGTTGCGGTTCCATTCACGCATACGCTCAGCGTTGAAGGCCCGCTTGCATTCGGGTTTGCCGCACTGCTTGCGCCGAGGATTGTCCATGGGGACGGCGCAGTACGGGCATGGGCGGACGTTGGCTTGCCGTCGCTGCCGGGTCTTCTCCCTCGCGGCCGCTAGCTCCGCTTCGTACCGTCCGTCTACGAGGGTGCGCTCGTACTTGACGGCGGCACGGCAGTTGGCTGAGCAGTAGGTCGGTATGGGTCCGCTGCGTCCGACCTTCTTCCCGGCGCCGCAGCGGGCGCAGGTGATGAAGGCTGGGCGTGTAGCCTCGGGCATGTTGGTCCTGTCGTGTCAGGGCTGGCCATGGCCCCGGGGATGTTCGCGCATCCGCCGGGGTTCTATTGTCT